GCGCAGCTCGCCGTCACGCAGCAGAGCCTCAAGGATGCGAAGGCCGAGGCGTCGGCGCTGGCCGTGGCATTCAGGAACGCCGAGCGCCCAACCGCGCAGCAGGCCCGCGCGCTGGAGAAGGCGCGGCAGGCGGCGGCTGAGCTGCAGACCAAATCCAACACGCTGCGCCTGTCGGTACAGCAGCAGCGCGAGGCGCTGACGGCTGCAGGGATTTCCACCCGCAGCCTGAGCGGCGAGCAGCAGCGCCTGAAAACCGCGTCAGCGCAGGCAACCGTCAGCCTGAGCCGCCAGAAGCAGGAGCTGCAGCGCCTCAACGCGCAGCAGGAGCGGCTGAACATGACAAGCGAGCGCTACCGCAAGGGACAGGAGCTGTCCGCGAAGGTGCGCAACGCGGGCGCCGCCGGTGTCGGAGCGGCGACGGTTGGCGCGGTGGCAGCGTCGTCGGTGCTTCGGCCCGGCTATGACTTTGCCCTGGCGAACTCGACACTGCAGGCAACCCTCGGTCTTGATAAGAACTCGCCCGAGTTTCAGTCTCTGAAAACGCAGGCGCGCAGCATCGGCGACAACACCGCCGCCTCGGCGAATGACGCCGCACAGGCGCAGATCATCATCGCCAAGTCGGGCGGGAACGTTGACGACATCAAAGCGGCGACGCCGGTTACGCTCAACATGGCGCTGGCAAATAACCGCACAATGGAAGAAAGCGCGCAGCTGCTGATGAGCACGAAAAATGCTTTCGGCCTGGCTAACAGCGAAGTAGCCCATTTGGGCGATGTGATATCCGCCACGCTCAACAAAACCGCCGCAAACTTTGACGGGCTGAACGATGCGCTGACCTATATCGCGCCGGTTGCTAAAAATGCGGGCGTCAGCGTTGAGCAGACCACGGCCATGATCGGTGCGCTGGCAAAAGAAGGCACAACGGGCAGCATGGCCGGGACGGGCGTGCGTGCCATGCTGCTGCGCGTGCAGGCGCCAACCGGCGAAGCCTTTAAGGCTATCAAAGAGCTGGGCGTAAAAACCTCAGACAGCAAAGGCAATATGCGCCCCTTCTTTACCATCCTGAAGGAAATGCAGAAGTCTTTTGAGAAAAACAAGCTCGGCACGGCGCAGCAGGCGGAGTACCTGAAAACCATCTTCGGCGAAGAGGCGGCGTCATCAGCCGTCACCCTGATGAAAAATGCGGCCAGCGGTGAGCTGGACAGGATGACGAAGACATTTCAGGGATCTGACGGCAGCACGGAAAAGCTGGTCAAGGTGCAGCAGGATAACCTCGGCGGCGACTTCAAGGAGCTGCAGTCAGCCTATGAAGCGCTCGGTACTGATGTGTTTGACCAGATGGACAGCACTCTTCGCAACCTGACGCAGGACACCACGAAATTCCTGCTGCAGATTGATAAGTGGGTGCAGGCCAACCCAAATCTATCAACCGGCATGGCTAAAATCGCGGCAGCGGGAACGATTATCGTCGGCGCGCTGGGCGCCATCGGGCTGATTGCCTGGCCGGTTATTACTGGCGTAAACATGATTATTGCGGGGGCGGGCTTTCTCGGATCCGCCTTCAGTATTGCGGGCGGCGCCATCGCAACGGCGCTCGGCGCCCTGACATGGCCTATCGTCGCCGTCGGGGCGGCAATCGTGGCCGGGGCGCTCCTGGTGAGAAAATACTGGGAGCCAATTAAGGCTTTTATCGCGGGTGTTGCAGAAGGATTCAGCGCCGCGATGGGGCCAATAGGTGACGCGTTTAGCCCGCTGAAGCCGGTGTTTGAATGGGTCGGCAACAAGCTCAAGGAGCTGTGGGACTGGTTCGGCAAGCTGCTGGAGCCGGTGAAGTCCACGCAGACGGAGCTGGCAAATGCCGGTGAGATGGGTAAGAAGTTCGGCAACATGCTGGCGCAGGCGCTGAAGATTCCCGGCGAGGCGCTGAGCCAGCTGCGCAGCGGGATTGACTGGGTGCTGGAAAAGCTCGGCATCATCGACACGAAGTCAGACGGGCTAAAAGACAAAGTGAAGTCCCCCGATCCGGTGGCGACCGGCGGCGCGGGCGTCGATACCGGTGGGCTGCAATACAACGTCGCTTACGGCGGCGGTTCATACAAGCCGGTTTCCTCACCTTCGGCCGGGGGCGGCTATACCGACCGCAGCCAGAATACCTACCAGTATGAAATCAACATGCACGAAGGCATGACCAAAGACGACGCGATGGCGCTTATGGCGCAGCACCACGCGAAAGAGCAGCGCAACCGCCAGGCACAAAACCGCAGCAAAATGGGCTGGGAGGATTAAGAGATGATGATGATTTACGGCATGCTGCCGTTTATGCGCCAGACCCTGCCTTACGGGGATCTGCAGCAAAATATTGACTACCGCTGGCCGACTAACAGCCGGTTCGGCAAGCGGCCGGCCGCGCAGTTTATCGGGCCGGGCGACGAGAAAATTACGTTGTCCGGGGAGCTGCGCCCGGAAGTGACAGGCGGCTCGGTGTCGCTGATGACTGTGCGTCTGCTGGCCGATGAGGGTATGGCGTGGCCGCTCATCGGCGGCAGCGGCATGATTTACGGCATGTACGTAATCGAAAGCATCTCCAACACTTTCAGCGAGTTTTTCCCGAACGGGACGGCAAGTAAAATCATGTTCACGCTGAATCTCAAGCGCGTTGACGAGTCGCTGACGTCGATGTTTGGCGACCTGAAAAAACAGGCCGACGGGCTTATCAGCGGCGCCAGCAATCTGCCGGGGCAGCTCACGTCAGCAATGGAAAGCGCGCAATCGGCAGCCGGTGATCTGGTTTCCTCAGTAGGGGGGCTGTTCGGATGATCGGAATTAGTAGCCTGCCGGTGCAGGCCGGGTCACGGCTCACGCCTGATTTTATGCTGACGGTTAACTCTAAGGACGTCACAACCAATATCCGGGATCGGCTTATCACAATGACGCTCACAGACAACCGCGGCTTTGAGGCTGACCAGCTGGATATTGAGCTGGACGACGCCGACGGCGAGCTGGCCTTGCCGGTGCGCGGCGCGGTGATAACGCTGTTTTTGGGCTGGAAGGGTCAGACACTTTTCGGCAAGGGTGATTTTACAGTCGATGAGGTAGAGCACCACGGCGCGCCGGACACCATGACCATTCGCGCCCGCAGCGCAGACTTTCGCGGCACGCTCAATTCCCGTCGGGAGGTGTCTTATCACGATACCACCCTGGGCGATATCGTCACGCAGATAGCCGAGCGGAATAAGCTCAAGCCAATGCTGGCCGACGGCTTCGCCGGGATCGCCGTGGCGCACATAGACCAGACGCAGGAAACTGATGCGAAATTCCTGACGCGCCTCGCCACGCTTTACGGCGCGGTAGCAGCAGTAAAGGCCGGGCGGCTGTTGTTCATCCGGCCGGGTAACGGCGTCACCATCAGCGGCAAGCCGATCCCGCAAATGACAATCACCCGACAGGATGGCGACCGGCACAGCTTCAGCATCGCAGACCGTGGCGCCTATACCGGCGTTTCGGCGAGCTGGCTGCATACCAAAGACCCGAAGCCGAAGAAAGTGAAGGTCAAGCGGAAGCCGAAGATAAAACACCTGCGCGCGCTGGAGCATCCAGCCGCCAAAAAGAAAAAAGCGACCGCGACCAAAACGCCGGAGGCGAAGGAGGGGGATTATCTGGCAGGCACTGAAGACAACGTGTTCACGCTAACGACCGTCTATGCGACAAAAGCCAGCGCGATGCGAGCGGCTAAGGCGAAATGGGACAAGCTGCAGCGCGGCGTCGCCGAGTTCTCGCTTACGCTCGCAATGGGGCGTGCTGACCTGTACCCGGAAACGCCGGTCAAAGTCAGCGGCTTTAAGTCGGTGATCGATGCGCAGCCATGGCTCATCAGCAAAGTAACGCACAGCCTGAGCAGCAGCGGCTATACCACGCAGCTGGAATTTGAAGTTCTGTTGTCAGATGTTGAGTATCAGGCAGAATCAGACGAAGATGATTCACAATAAGTGAAAGTTGTTGATCATTTTTGGTATTTGGAGTATTAAAGCTACGAGCTTACAGGGAGACGCCACCAATGATGCATTGTCCGCTTTGCCAGACCGCCGCGCATGCAAAAAGCAGCAGGTATATTTCCAAAGAAACAAAAGAGCGCTATCACCAGTGTCAGAACATCAATTGCAGCTGTTCCTTCAAAACCCATGAAACGCTGGCAATGATTATCGTAACGCCCGGACAGGTAAACCGGGTGCCGGTGTTTACTGCACATGAATGTCAGCCATCATTGCTGCACTAATCGACCAGATAACTAAAACCCCGCACAGGCGGGGTTTTTTGTGGGCGCTATTCGCTGCCCTTATAAATATGTGTATTACCAAGCATCATTGCTGTAGCGGGCTTATCCATCAATTTACCCATTTCATTACAAACCGATAGCGGATTTTCAAAAGAATATCCGCTCGCTTTGAATTTGTTTGCCACGTTGATTACCTTGATATTTTTTAGGTAATTAGCTGGAACGTCTTTAGTCCAGATGGGGGAGCATACCCCGCTGGAGACGATGGCATTATAAGTTCCATCATTGACGGTGGCGGCGGGTATCACAATGGTTATCTGATCATGCTTAAAGCTGACTTCGGTTGGTTGCCAGGGCTTAAGTTTATTCTTGAGGATAGTCACGTCAGAAGATTGTGCCGCCGCTATTGAGGAAAATAATAACGCAGAGCTGAACAGGGCTATATGTAATCGCATTATCAAGCGTCCTTGTGAGGTGAGTTTGCCAGGCGTATCCGTCGGGGTATGAGAGTGGCGGTGAAAATGCACCGCCACTTTACCGCCACTCGAAAAGCCAGATACAAAAAAACCGCTTCAGGGAGCGGCTTAAGTATATGTTTTTATTGAGTAATTTTGGTGGCCCCTGCTGGGTTTGAACCAGCGACCAAGCGATTATGAGTCGCCTGCTCTAACCACTGAGCTAAGGGGCCAGCGGAGCGGGGATTATAATGTATCTGTTTAGAGCGATCCAGCAC